CGAGATTCTTCTGGTAAGTTTATGCCAAATAAAGGTCTTACAAATGAAAAAAGAGTTGGAAACAATCCTTTTATTAGACAAAAAGGTACTGAATCTATTGCTCCAATAGATACACCAAATCACGGATATGTTAACCCTCCTAAAGATAGATAGATATGGCTTTACCTAAACAAATATTATACATAGATGCTAATTACATTAAGGCATATTCTCACATTACTGGAAATGTAGATGAGAACGACTTATTACCATCAATAATACAAGCACAAGATAGTCAGATACAACCAATACTTGGTACTAATCTTTACAATACTCTAAAGTCTAAAATAAAAGATGGTACTATTACTGATGTTGGAAATTCAGCATACGAAACATTGCTACAAGATTATGTTCAAATGTGTACCTTAAAATGGACTTTAGTTTATTTCTATCCTTATCTTCATGGAAACATAGGTAATGGTATTATTGGTACTCGTAATATAGATAATATGACTTCCTTATCTCAAGATGAGGTAAATTCATTAATTGATACAGAACGTTCTAATGCTCAGTTTTATACTGAAAGATTAATTAATTATTTATTACTAGGAAATGTAAGTTCTGCATTACCAGAATACAATCAAGATACATTAAATCAAATGACTCCAGAAACACAAGCATATTCTGAGGGTGGTTTAACTATATCTGGTCAGAACTATGGTACTAACCGATTAGCAAAATGGAATTGTTGTGGGGGATTTAATAGTTAAAGGTAAAGGTAAAGGTAAAGGCAGTTTGTCTAATTCTAAACAAAAGGAAGAAAACAAAAAACTTCTTGAATTATATCTAAAAAAGAAATGCAAGAAAAAATAGACTACTTAGTATTTAATAGTGTCAATTTTGGTGCTTTGGGATTTACATTAATAAACATAGAATCTGTGCTTACAATAGCAGTATTAATAACGGCATTGATTTATAACATTAAGAAAATCACTAAAAAAGATGATTAAGCATTTCCAACCTAATGAATTTAATTGTTGTTGTGGGAGTTGTTATGACATGATAAACCAAGATTCATTGCATCGACTAGATTTAGCTCGTGAAATGGCTGATACTTCATTTGTAATTAACTCCAGCTGGAGGTGTAAAGCCAAGAATGAAGAAGTTGGTGGTAAAATATCATCGGCTCATTTAAGAGGAACTGCTTTTGATATTAAATGTACAAGTTCGCATCAAAGAATGTTGATTGTTCATGCTTTATTAGACTCTGGATTTACTAGAATAGGAATTGCTAAGACATTTATTCATGCAGACGATGACACAGAACTTCCAAGTGAAGTAATGTGGCTTTATTAACCAACACTAAAACATTGCGTATATGAAACTATTATTAAAATCACTAGCACAACTACCAGAAGTGTTTAAAGAGGGCGTAAGACAGAAGAAATGGAGTGCTAAACGAAGTGTATCTGGAATACTTATAGCTGGAGCATTAGCTGACATATCTACTAATGGACTTTCAGAGCTAAATGTGGTGCTTTGCTTTATTGCAGTATTGCCTTTATGCTTTAGTGTATTTAAGAGGGAATAATATTTCCCTTTTTTTATAGTAGTATATAAAATATATTTACTATATTTGTGTAACAATAACAGAGTAGTAACCTAACAGACAGACAAATGAAAATTTCGAGCAAGTTAAAAAAAGCAATGCATAAAAGAAGAAATGAAACTAAGATACTCAAGTATGACCTAACGTATTTTGTAGCAATTCAAATGGATGGAGATTGTTATTGCCTAATGTTTAATGACAGAATAGAGGCTAAACATAAATATGCTGAATATACTGATTGTTCAACTAACATACTTTATAATAAAGTAACAACACTATATGGTTTCTGGAATGAAAAAAAGGCTTGTGTAAATAAGTTAAGTATTCAAGAAAACAAGACATATAATGATATGAAAGAGTCTAACACTATAAAATTTTAATTATGAGCAGAGTATTTGAAAAGTATGTAGAGCAAGTATATGGAGATAATCCATATGCTTACGCTCAAGAACAACAAGCAGAATTAGATGCAATGTATGAGAAATATTGCGACAGATTAAGCAAGTGGAAATCTGGAGAAATTACTTTATTAAATGGTGGCTCAGTAAAAGAATGGGTTTATTTAGGCAGACCAAAAAATCCAATAATATAATTATGCTGACATTGTGTATATAAAATAAATTTACTATATTTGTGTAACAAAGAGCAATACTAACCTAGATACAGACAGATGAAAACAAAAAACACAATTAGCCAATATCAAACAGATGAGTTGATAGGCAAAGGAACAAATGTAAATGGAATTCCAATGAAGTGGAGTAGATGGAATCTAATTATAACAAAGCGGGACTTGAACTTATATGTGAAATTAGGAATGAAGCCTAATAGAAATTGGAGAGTAACAGATGTAAAAAAGTATTTTGGTATCAAAGGTACTGGCGAGAAATTACTTGCAAATTTTATGGAGATATACAATGAAGCAACAACTCATAACACAAACATCTAATGGAAAAGCTAAAAAACAATCTACATATCATGTTTGGAACTGATGTGTATTCTTACACAACCAAAGTAGCAATAATTCATGACAACCATATTGAAGAATTAGGATACTGGAGCAAGACAACTAGAACTCATATTAACTATGTAGGTAAATTCTACAACAAAGAAATCAGATATTATGAAGCTTAAACTACAAAAACAACAATACATCAAAAATGCAAGTACAGATAAAGCATACGCAATTGACTTCAGTAAATATGGAGAACCTAGCATGATTTTTCTACCTAAAAAACTAACAACATTAACAGAGGATGTTGTAGTTAAAGATGGAGTTTACTGGACAACTAATTGGAATGTAGAATTTCCAGATTGGCTATATACTAAAATGACTGATAACCAGAAAATATCCATAAAATTAATGTTGGAGCAATGGGAAGAGGAAGATTTAGAGCCATCTTATAAAGTTTATCAATCTGATGCTTGGGTTGAAGCACAAATTAATGCTAATGAAACAGAGGAAAAACATGAAAATTAAGAAGCACGAAAAGATGATTAAAGTATTTCTAACATCTTCACCACATTTAAGAGATGACGACATGAAGCTATTAGCTTCTGTTTGGTGGCAAGAAATAAGAATACTAGGTTTAGACATGCATAGTCATTCAGCACACGAGACATTGCAGCTAATAGCCGATGGTAAGCTATCTAATCCATCTAGTATAAGACGATGCAGAGCAAAGCTACAAGAAGTGCATCCAGAACTTAGAGGACATAGATATAAGGATAGAAAAAAGAATCAGACAAGTGAGGTTGTATCAGAGATTAAGGGCTGGAATAACAAATAAATTTACTATATTTACACAAACAACAAACAGAAATTATGGAAGTAAAAAAGTCAAAAGTAATGAGCGTTCAAGCCAATGGAACTTGGGAAGGAAGCTATGGAGTAATGTTTAAGAATGAAATAGTATTTCAGAATGGAGATGTTGGAGAGTATTCTTCTAAATCTAAAGACCAAAATAAATTTGAGGTAGGTTCTGAAACAGAATACGAATATCATGGAGGTAAATTTCCAAAGATTAAACCACATTATTCGCAACCATCTCAAGGAGGTTTTTCTGGTGGAGGTTCTCCAGCTAAAGCATTTGGTAAAAGTGATGATGTTCAAACTAAAATAGTAAGACAATCAATGCTAAAAGCATCAGTTGATTTTCATGCTATTAATCCAGAGTTAAAACCATCTGAGGTTGATGTATTGAAAACTGCTGAAAGGTTTGTAGCTTTCGTAAACGGCAATGCAGAAACTCAACTACCAAGTGATTGGTCAGAAGTAAAAGTGGTTTCTCCATCAGAGCCACAAGTAAAAGATGAAGCTAACGATTTACCATTTTAACTATGATAGCATTTGAACCACACAACAAAAACGGCAAGCTAATCAAATTGTATTTTGATACTAAAGCAGAAGCCATGATAAAGCTAAATGTTTCCAGACCAACGATAGATAAAATCTGTCGTGCTGGGGACACTATTTACAAATATGCACCTCACATAGCTAAAGTATCTAAAGTGTCCGTAAACGAGGTATTAGCTAAGCTAAAGAAGATGTAAGCATGGAGTATTCATTCAACATATCATATGCAGACAAATATGGAGTAAATGAAGCTATCATGATTAAGAATTTTCAGTTCTGGATAAACAAGAACAGAGCTAATAAATATTCTAATCACGATGGAAGAACATGGACATATAATTCTCAAGTAGCTTTTAAAGAGTTATTTCCTTTCTGGAGTATAGGACAAATAAAAAGAATCTTAAAGTCATTAGTTGACCAAGAAGTATTGCTTGTAGGAAACTATAATAAGGCAAAATATGATAGGACTAAATGGTATGCATTTATAGATGAAACCTCATTTATTAATAGCAACAATACCATTAGCACAAATCAGCCAATGGAACAGACGGAAATGACTAATGCAATAGTTGAAGTCAGCCAACCTATACCATATAGTAAACTTACAGATAGTAATACAGATAGTAAAAACAAATACTATAAAGATATGCTTGCTATCTATGATAGCTTTTGTCTAAAACAATTTGATGCTCCTTGCAAAATTAATGGTATGGAGGGTAAGGCCTTAAAACAAATCATTAGTTATCTAATTAAAGTATCTACAAACAAAGGAATGCCAGAAGATAATTGTAAGATTAGCTTTCAGTATATTTTCAGCAACTGGGATTCTTTAGATGACTTTACCAGAAAACAAGTAAAATTATCTCAGATAAATTCTAACATAACTAACATAATAAACCAGCTAAAAAATGGAAAAGCGACCAGCACAAAATCTCTTGCCGAAGACATCCTCGCCAAGTACAGATAGACAAATAATGAGCCCAGTTGATTCTGGGTTCAATATTCAAGTCTTAAAAATGAAAATGTCTGACATAATAGATATTGCATTAGTTCACAAGCCAAAATCATTGTACAGACAATTCTTAGACAATGAAGAAATGACTATTGACATTATAAAATTAATGCTTATCCAATTACAAGACTTTTATAATTGCAAATCAAAGATGTCAGATGCACAACTTACAGAATCAGCTTACTTGATATGTGGGGAGTATAGACACTTTAACTACTATGACATAGGAATGTGTCTAAAAGTGGCTAAGACAAGAGAAAAGGTGTACGACAGAGTAGATGGTGGCATGGTGTTAGGTTGGCTAAAGCAATTTGATATAGATAGAAACAATCTAATAATGATAGAGAGACAAAACCAGAAAGCAAAACAAGATGGAGAGTGGTCAAGTCTTGGAGAAAGAAGCTCAGAAATAAGTTTAAAAAGTTTTCTGTCAGAGTAGTTCATATGTAAATATTATTTTCTATATTTGTGTAACAGAAATAGATACTAACCTAACACACACAAGATGACTAGAGAAGACAGATACACAAAAGCAACTAAATTAAATGTAATAGCAGATGAATATTTTGCAATGGCACATAATTGTGTAAATGCTTATTTACAACTGAGCAAAATGGATATGCCAAGTTTAACTAAAAAATATCTTGAACTTTCAAGAAGCTACACAAACAGAGGATATAATTTGAGAGATAATGCTTTTGATATTATAGAGAATAGAGCAAAAAACTAGAACTAATTAAAGGGAGGGGAAACCCTCCTACTAATAACTTAAACCAGAAACTATGAAACAGACAATGAAAAGATTTGAAAAGAAAAATAATGGACACGATGTATTTGTAAATGGATACTGGGCAATGTGGATTGTAGGAAGTATAAAAAATGCAAAAAAAGAATTACAAATTTATTTAAAAGGCTAAATAATATGAGCATACTAGACGGATTATTTGGAGATATGGGAAAGCAACTAGCAGATTTAAAACCAGAGTATGAAATTGTTGGTAAATTTAAAGGAGACAATGGAAGCTATTGTCATTTATCAGATGCTAGAACATATACTAAAGCATTAGAATTTGTTCAGAAGCATAAAAACCCAAACTGGTTACTAAAAATAAAAATGAAATAAGATGGAATTTAACTACACGATACACTTTTATGGAGAATCAATATGTTGTCAAGCACCAGTATTGATAGATAAACATACTTGTACAAAATGTGATAAGGAATGTGAGGTAATTATTAAAGAAGAAACAAGATGAATTTATACAGAGCTTGGTTTACAGATGAACTAGGAGAAGATTGTTATATGGTGGCTGAGTTTCGTTCTCAGATTGTAATGACACAATGCAAACCTATATTACTGCAAGAGGCTAAATTACGAGGTCTTAGACTAAATATGAGAGTTCTGGTAGTAGAACAGCATGAAGCATATTTAGGCTAGGATATGGACGAATATGACGAAAGAGAAAAGAAAAGAATCCAAGCATTAAAAGATGCTGGAATGGTTCACAAAACAAATTGGGAATTAGTTACTGGATGGAAAAAGACTGGTGGTTGGTACACTTACAAATATGATGATAATATACAGACAAATTCTGGAGGGAAATTAAATGGTAAAATATTATTATGAAAAAACACACAAAAGTATATCTAAAATATTTTGACTATATTGCAGATGATTTTATTCCTTGCGAGGTATGTAATTCCAGAGCCGTTGATATTCATCACATTGAATGCAGAGGTATGGGTGGTTCCGATAAAGATAGGATAGAAAATTTAATGGCAGTATGCCGAAAATGTCACATCGAATATGGCGACAAGAAACAACACATGGAGTGGCTTCAAGAATTACACTCCGACAAAGTCAAAGAACAAGCAGCCAGAATATGAATTGCAAGTAGCAGTTTGTAATTTTCTGGCTTTCAAATATCCAAACATATTTTTTAATGGAAGTGCTGGAGGTATGAGAACATATCTATCAGTCGCTAAACGAATGAAGGCAACTGGTTACAAGGCTGGTTTTCCAGATTTATTTATCTATGAAGCTAGAAATGGTTATCATGGATTAGCTATTGAATTAAAAGTAAAAGGAAATTATGCAAGCGATAAACAAAAATTGGTCTTGGGTAAACTCAAAGACTCTGGTTACAGAACAGAAATATGTACTGGATTCGACCATGTCGCAAATACAATTGATGAATACTTATCTAAAACAAAATAAGTATGTCTATTCCCAAAGCAAAAAAGAATGAAAAAACAGAAACATTTATGCTTAGATGTTTGGCAGATGTTTACATGTTTAAACACTATAAAAATAAAACCCAGCGAGTTGCGTGTTGTTATCTACAAATAAAAAAAAGAGATGAAAGAGTTAAAAATCAAAAGCCTTAAACCAAACAAAAACAATCCCAGAGTTATAAGGGATGAAAAGTTTGAGAAGCTAAAAGAATCAATAATAGACTTTCCACAAATGATGGAATTAAGACCTATTGTGTTAGATGAAAAGAATGTAGTTATTGGAGGTAACATGAGATTAAAGGCTTGTACAGATTTAGGCTGGGAAGTTATTCCAACAATTGTATTTGGATTAAAAGAGTGGGAGAAAGGAGAAAACAAAGTCCCAATAGAAAAACGCAAAAGCTATAAAGAAAGATGTGAGGAATTTGTTATTAAAGATAATTCTGGTTTTGGAGAATGGGATTGGGATGTATTAGCAAATACTTACGATACTAAAGCACTTGATTATTGGGGTGTTGATGTATGGCAAGCAGAAGAAATAGATTATGAGCCAACTCTATCTCCAACAACTGATTACTCTGATGTAACAAGAGAAGAAATAGAAAGAGAAGCTAAGAAATTAGCAGATGAAATGATTAAGGAAATGAAGAATGTAAGTGTAATGTGTCCAGAGTGTAACGCAGAATTTGATGTACAAGTATGATGAACCACGAGAAAGTAAGAAAAATACTATTATCCATGACATGGAAGTTTGCTAAGACAATGGCTAAAATCCCTCATTCTTATACACTAGAAAAGAATTGGGGAGATAAAGATTTGTATAAGGAAGTAGCTGAATTTATTACAGAGCATGGAGATAAGAGATTATTCTTTAGAAGGTTCTATTACTATTACACAATAGATGATAATGAGTATTGGGCAATGAAGATAAACGATGGTTCTGGAATTATTAATAGAGCCATAATTAAACCTAAGTCAGATTGGATTAATTATGCTAAAGGAAAGAAGTAATGTATAGCATTAAGACATTACCAAGAGATTCTATTAAACACTTGATGGCAGATGCTAAAAAGGAAGGTATTTTATTCCCTAAGTTAGATACTAAGTTCATATGCATATTAAATGACGATGCAGAGGTGGTTGGATTTAGTGGAATGAGATTGCTTAAAAGTAAAGCAATAATGAAAAATGTCTACATAGATTATCATCACAGAAAACAAGGATTAGCATCTGAATTAATTTTAACAAGACTAACATTGCTTAAAGGATTTGGTTATAAAATTATAGAAGCAAATTGTACTGAAATGTCTTTAAGCATCCATTTAAAACATGGAGCTAAAATTAAAGAAACTTACAAGAACGGAATAACAAAAGTAATCTATGAAAATTTATAGGAATCAAAATGTGTTAGATGCTGGACTTGAAAGGTTTAGGTATTTGTACGATGAATTTGATGAGGTTGTTGTTTCATTTTCTGGAGGAAAGGATAGCACTTGTGTTTTAGAATTAGCTATTCAAGTAGCAAAAGAAAAGAACAGATTACCAGTTCCAGTTGTTTTTGTAGACCAAGAATGTGAGTGGCAAAGCACAATTGATTACATGAAAGAAGTAATGTATCGAAAAGAGGTTAAGCCACATTGGTATCAAATCCCAATGGTAATTACAAACAATGCATCAAGCACAAGTAGATACCATTATTGTTGGGCTGAAAATGAAAAGGAAGATTGGATACATCCTCAAGACTCAATAGCTATTACAGAAAACAAATATGGAACAGATAGATTTCATGATTTATTCCAAAAGATTGCTCAAGTAGACTTCCCAGAAAACACTTGTTATGTCGCTGGAGTAAGAACAGAAGAAGCACCAAAGAGATTTGTCGCATTAACTGGAGGTATAACATACAAGTGGATTACTTGGGGTAAGACATTAAGTAAGAAAAGGAATCAACATACATTCTATCCATTATATGATTGGAGTTATACAGATGTCTGGAAACTAATTCAGTCTAATAAGTATAAGTACAATAAGGTTTACGATGAAATGTATCGACATGGAGTTAAACTTAATGAAATGAGGGTGTCAAATCTTCATCACGAAACGGCAATTCAAAGCCTTTTAATTGTTCAAGAAATAGAACCAGCAACATGGAATAAAGTTGCTAAGAAAATAGAGGGAGCAAATACAATTAAGCATATTCAAAACAATGCATTTAGATGTCCTAAAGCATTACCTTATATGTTTGCAGATTGGAAAGAATATGCTCTTCATTTAGCTAAGTATTTAATAGCAGAAGATAAGTATCGAGATATGCTATTTGTTAAAATAGAAAAGTCAAGCATATTTCATGCAGAGAAGTCAGCAACAGATTATTGGAAAGTAATTATAAATACAATCCTAAGTAGCGATTTCGATTTCACTAAACTTCAAAACTATATGATGTCTGGAGCATGTGATACATACAGAAGATACATTAAGAATCCTAAAGGAGAAAACAAGGAGAAATATGTATGGTTAACTCCAATGCTTAAAAGTACTAAGTATCTTACTACTGAACAGAAAACAGAAATAATCAAATACTTTCAAAATGAACGACTTAAAAAATCAAATTAAATTAGCATTTAATAAAGCAGATGATGGTGCTAAATTTTTAAATGAATTAAGAGAGTGGATGCACAAACACATTTCTCCAACTCCACAACCAGTAGATTTTGTTAGATGGGTTGAGATAGATAGAGTCCAGCCAAATGACTATAACCCTAATTCAGTCGCTAAGGTTGAAATGGGGCTTCTTTACAAGAGTATAAAGCATGATGGCTACACACAACCCATAGTAACAATTTATGACGAGGAAACAGACAAATATGTTATTGTTGATGGATTCCATAGATACTTTACTTGCCAAAGAAATCCAGATATAATGGAAAAGAATAAAGGTAGAGTGCCAATAGTTGTCATTGAAAAAGATATTAATGAAAGAATGGCAAGTACTGTTAGACACAATAGAGCAAGAGGACAACACTCAGTAGAGGGAATGTCTAATATGGTATTTGATATGCTTGAGAATGGTTGGAGTGAAGAAGATATTTGTAATCATTTAGGTATGGAGCCAGAAGAAATATTAAAGCTAAAACATGTTACTGGATTTAGTAAGTTGTTTGAGAATATAGATTATAAAAAGGCTTGGGAAACAAAGAAAATGATGAAGCTCAAAAAGGAACATAATGAACAAAACTGAACACTCTAAAAAAGCAATACTTGAAGCATTAGAGAAATCACTTGGAATAGTTACTACGGCTTGTAAGAAAGTAGGAGTTGGAAGAACACAATATTACAACTGGTTAAAAGATGATTTAGAGTTTGCCACTCAAGTAGATGATATTCAAAACATCGCTTTAGACTTTGCAGAAAGTAAGTTGCATGAGCAGATAGGAGACAATAACACATCAGCAACAATATTCTATTTAAAGACTAAAGGGAAGAAAAGAGGGTATATTGAAAGAAGCGAAATTGATGTATCAACAGACGATAGAATTAAAATAGAAATCACTCCTTTTGAAGAAACAGAAGATAACACTATTTCCGAAGCAGATTGAATGCTTTAAATACTTAGAAGATAATCACACATCAGAGGTGTTATTTGGAGGGGGAGCTGGAGGTGCTAAAACATTTACTGGATGCCTTTGGCAAATAACTCGTAGACTACAATATCCAAACACAAGAAGTGTAATAGGTAGGTCAAAACTAAAGAATCTAAAAGCTACAACCCTAAACACATTTTGGGAAGTGGCTATCAATTATTGTGGGTTAGTTCCAAACAGAGACTTTACATTCAATGCTAATGGCTATAAGATTAAGTTCTATAATGGCTCAGAAATTATGTTGCGTGATTTATTCTTTTATCCATCAGACCCAGAGTTTACTTCATTAGGTGGTTTAGAGATTACAGATGCGTTTGTAGATGAAGCAGCTGAGGTAACAGAGAAAGCAATTAACATATTAAACTCTCGTATTAGATATAAGCTAGATGAATACAATCTAATACCAAAAACACTTCTGACATGTAACCCATCAAAAGGTTGGCTTTATACTAAATACTATAAACCAGCTTTAACCAATGATTTACCAGACCACAGAAAATTCATTAAATCCTTAGTAACAGATAACAAGGCTATATCAAAACATTACATATCTCAATTAAGTAAGCTGGATAAGATAAGTAAGGAAAGACTATTATTTGGAAACTGGGAATATAATGATGATGACGCCTTACTATTTGAATACGATGCATTGCAAGATATGTTTACTAATGAATATGTAGAAGAAGGCATGAAAATCATAACATGCGATGTAGCGAGGTTTGGCGATGACAAGACGGTTATATGCCTTTGGAATGGTTTACGGCTGGAGAGGATAGTAAAATACGACAAGAGCAGCGTATTAGAAGTGGTTACAGAGATAAATACAATGTGTCTTAAACATAGCATTCCAAACTCTAAAGTGGTAATAGACCAAGATGGTGTCGGTGGTGGAGTTGTAGATTATCTTTCTGGAAGTGTTGGTTTTGTAAATGGAAGCAAAGCATTAAAAGGAGAAAATTACATGAACCTTAAAACACAATGCTTTTATAAATTAGCAGAAGTCATTAATAGTGGACAAATGTATATTGCTGATACTAGATTTAGAGATGCAATTATTACAGAGTTAGAAATAATAAAAAGAGATAGAGTAGATAAGGATAGTCAGAAGTTAGCTATTGAGGGGAAAGAGATACAGAAGTCTAAGCTAGGACATTCTCCAGATTATGCAGATGCTATAATGATGAGGATGTGGTTTCATATTAAAAAGAACTATGGAGAATATGCCTTTTAAAAAATACCATCCAATAGAGTATGTTTACAAAGACTATAAATATTTCTTAGGCTTTGCTATTAAGAAAACCAAAGATGCATTCTTATCAGAAGATTTAGTTCAAGAGGTATTTCTCCAGCTATTGACTATGAACCAACACAAGCTATTAATCATTATTGATGGTGGCAAAATTAAGACTTATGTTTGCAAAATATTACTGGTAAAATACTTCTCAAAGAAATCTCAATTCCACAAGAAATATGTAAGGTATAACAACCTAAAAGTCAGACCTACAAACAATAGCAGCTTTATTGAAAAGGTTATAAATGAACAGAATGAGCATGAAGATAATGTATTAGAAATGGAAGCCAAGATTAATGAGTGCCTTAAAACTATGGATGTTTATGATACTAAAGTATTTAAGTTATATTATGAAACTGGGCTTTCATTTAAGAAGCTAGAAGAAGAAACTGGAATCAGTCAAAGGTCATTAAGGAACACAATCACTAAAGTAAGGAACAACATAAAAAAGATTATAGATGAGGCTAAAAAGTAACCCAGAGGTAGAGCAGCGAAGAATAGCTGTTTGTGAATCATGCCAACATTTTAGAAAAAAGAGCCGAACATGTGGAACTCCTATTATTGGAAACAAAATAGGGAACAAGAGAACATGTGGTTGTTTTATGGATGTTAAGACTAAGCTATCATTTTCTACTTGTCCATTATCTAAGTGGGGGGATTTGCAAGTATCTAAAGATGATTACCTAGATATGAAGAAACTAATTTCAGAAGTTACAAATACTATTGATTCAGAGCAAAAGAATACAATGTATGCATTGCTTAATAAATATTCTGATGGAACTAAATCAACTACTTCTTGTGTCCCTTGTTTAAAGTCAGCAATACAAGAAATAAAAGATATTATAGAGGAGTACGAAAAGTAAGCGAAAGCTAAAAACAGAAAAAAGAACTTTAAATTTATAAGATGACAACACAACTAAAATTATCAATACCAAATGACTGGTCGGAAATAACTACTAAACAATATACAGATTATATTAGTTCAGTAAGTCAAGAAGATACAGATGAAGAACACATGGCAAAATTGCTATTACATTTCTGTTCTTTAAAGGGTAATGTTGTTAAGCACTTAAAAATAAAAGACTTAACTAAAATACAAAGCATTCTAAAGCAGCTTATTCTAAAGCCTATATCACAAGACATAATTAATAAAATAGATATTGATGGTGTAATATATGGATTCCATCCTAACCTTGATGAGATGACAATGGGCGAATTTGTTGATTTAGATTCTCATGCTAAAGAACATAACCTAAGTAAAATGCTTGGTGTATTATACAGACCAATAGTAGAAGATAAAGGTAATAGATACACAATAGAATCTTATTCATTTGAGAAGCATGGACAAAATTATCTTAGACTAGAAAAGCTAAGTATTAATATTGCTAATGCAGTTGCAGTTTTTTTTTGGAGTTTAGGAAGCAAATTACTGGACGATTCGATAACATATTCAAACCAAGTAAAGGTGGAGGAGCAGAATCCAATTACGGATGGTTCTCAATACTAGATACTCTTGCTGGTGGTAATGTACTAAATATTGATAAAGTGGCAGCAATCGAGCTAAATCTATGCCTAATGAAGCTATCACTTGATACAGATAGGGCAGTAGAAAAGAATTTAGAAGCAAAGAAAAAAGAAGCACAAAATAAAGCAACTAGAAGATGATAACATACAATACGATTATACAATACTTTTCGGCAATAAGTGAAAGACATCAACAGATAAACTCATTTACTTATGGAGAAATAAGCCTATTGGATGATACTAAATTTACTAAATATCCAGCTTTACATTTAACTCCTACAACTACAAACATATCAGACCAAACTGTTGAGTATGGATTTGAAGTGATAATATTTGATAGGTACAATGACCAAAGCAATAAAATGGTAAATGAAGCAATGTGCTTATCTGACTCATTGCTTATACTTCAAGACTTATGTAAGGAATTAACAGAAGGTAAATACTTTATTAATGAGGACACTCTGATAAATTTAAGTTTGCCAATACAAGCATCTCCATTTATAGATACTAAGCCAGATGTATGTTCTGGTTGGAGTACATCATTTAGTGTTGCAACTCCAAATGAAGCTTCTGCTTGTCTTATACCTTACTATAATCCAGAACAACAATTTAGCTTAGATTACATATTTCCAAAAGGAATCCCTACTAGATTTGCATGGTATTCAAGAGAACAAATACACGCAAAAGCTAATTTTCAAGGAAGTGAATTAAATACTTTAAAAGAAGTTTATGACAAAACTCTTGTAACTGATAATACTTTAACAACTAGAGGTAATTCTGCAACATGGAATCCATTAGAAAACGGCTTTAAGTTTAAGAACATAGATAATACAACTGAGGTTAATTTAGTACATACTCCAATTACAAGTAAAAGAGGGACATGGATTATTAGAATAAATAACTTTGGGAGATTTGCTGGAACACAAAGGAATTCAATTATTTGGTTGGGAGATGTGGCTTTATTTAAGGGGATATATGTGCAGATACAACAAGATGGTACATTAGAATTAAATGATTTCTCTGGTGGTAGTCTGCAAAGATTAGTGAGTCCATTTCCAGTTGTTCCATTGCAAGGTTCTAATGCTGGAAACCAACTATTAAGAAAAGAACCTTATACTTTTGCAATAACTGTTGACAATGGTTTAGTAACATTATTCTATGGTATGGAAACATACGAAAAAACATCTCATCAAATATCTTTTGAGTTTCTTAACGATGAATTTGGAATAGGGACATGGAATATAACTCAATCATCAGCATTTAATATGCAAGAACTAATTTATTCAGATATAACATTTACAGATGAAGAAGTAACAGATACCATGACTTGGTTAAATTATAGATAATGAGTGTAAAATCTTCCATAAATAAATTAGGTGCTAATATAGTAAGGCTATCCAGAATAGAACTAGGTGCTTCTAAGACCATTGATGGTAAAAAGAGAGTTACAGATTCTACTGGAGCTTTATCTGATTCTTTAGGTTATGAGGTAAAGCAAAAGAGAAATGATAAGGGACACTTTATGAGTGGCTTTGATTTATTAATAACAAGCACAGAAGATTATGCTTCATTTATAGAGCAAGGAGTTAAAGGTTCTGAAAGCGTTAAACCATCAGCTGCAAATTCTCCATTCCAATTTAAAAGCAAAAATTTACCAAGGGGAGTAATGGCTAGATGGATAAAAGATAAGCCTATTAGACCACAAAAAAAAGGTGGAGGATTTGTAAAGAAAACTAAATCAACTATGAATAGTCTTGCATTTCTTTTAGGTAGAGCCGTTGCAACAAAGGGTATTGCAGCAAGGCATTATGTTAGAGATGCAACAGAGAAAGCGATAAGAGGAAGTGCAAGTGATATTGCAAAAGAGATATACATAGACTACATTAGAAAAACACTAAATACAAAGCAATGAGTTTAAACGTTACAATGAATACTACTGGATTTAATATAAGTACTGGTTTGAACCTAGCTTATATTAATACAAACACTCCTATTTATCCAGCAGTTGGAGGTAAATATGGTTATAAAGTTTTAGCAGAAGTAACCTATAGATTATATTATGGTGCATCGAATAACGCCAAAACTGTATCTTTCACTCAACAAATATCTTATACGAATGGTGCATTTTCTTATTTAGTAATGGACTTTAGAAATGTGTTTTCCAGAATACCAACACCACAAATTACATCTATTGAAGAAATTCAAATAGGTGGAATACCATCTTACTATGATTCTATACATAATATTCCCTTTGTTTTAGCAACAAACGAATGGTATCAAAGGGGCTTGCTTAGTAATACACAAGGCATGGAATCATTTAGAGGAGTAGCTAATGTTGTAGATGTTAAATTCTTTGAGTTTTATAGTGATACAGAAAATGGTATTCCTCAGAAACAAGGTGCTACTTATACTAAACAAATATTTTTATTTTGGGGGAGAGGAACAGAAGAGCAAGGATTTGCAATAGACTTTACAGATTACAAATTAACATCTCCAATTAAGAAATTATTAGCTTCTAACTATAATGAGATAGATTCAAAGTACTATATAAATATTGGAGTAAGTGAAGTTCATACATTAGCCTTTTTAAACAAATGTCTAATTAACCAATCAGCTCAGCCAGAGGCAGTAAACATAACTTATTATCCTCAAGCAAATGCACAAGGCACATCTATTGGATTCTTAAATGCTTTAAATGACCCTTTAGTTGGTGGTAAGTATAACCCTAATCTTGACGATGAAAGTTTTTATCAGTTTTTTCCAGCTGGTATTCCTAATCTAAACAAGACAGTTATTGATGGTGTTAAAATTACTGGAGTAATTCCCAATAGTGTAACTGGAGGACTTAGTGCACTTAAATCTTATGAAATACGAGTAACTGGTTCTCTTGGTAATAATAAATCAACAAGCTATATTTTTAATATTGTAACATATTGTCAAAATTATGACCAGTCAAGAATAGCTTATGTTAATGAGTGGGGTGCTTGGGAGTATATTACACTAAATAAGGAGAGGACAGATGAACTATCTGTTACAAAACAATACCTTACAAAGCCAGTAATTAATCAGCAAGTAGGTTTATCTCAGTTTTCAGCTGATGCAAAGAATGTAGCTTATCCTCCTAATGTTGCAAAACAAGGAGTAATGGCTACATCAGTTGAGGCTAGAATAACTACAACAATGTGGACAGACAACTTAGAAGAAGATTGGCAGATAAATCAGATAAGAGATTTAATGATGTCCCCACAAATACATTTAATTGATGGAGAAAAAGCAGTAGCATTAATTCTTGAAAATTCTAAGCTGCAATTAAAAAGAGAAAAGAATAGAGGAATTAAACAATACGAATTAAAGTTTACATTTGCTAATCCTAAGTTTAGAACGACAAGTTAATGGAAACACAAATAAGAGTAATTGGACAAGAGGACGCAAAAATAATCTTTTTAGATTTAGCAGACTCACAACCTATAACTGCAAACTATCAGTTTAAGGATATACAAGATGCAAAGGCTAATAAAGGTGCTTTTACTTTTACATTTAGAGTACCTTCTACTTCAAATAATGAAACATTTTTTAACAACTATTTTGAGGTAACACAACAAGGAAACTTTAACCCAAAGAAGAAAGTTAAAGCCACAATAATAAAAGCTGGTGTTGATGTATTAGATGGGTTTCTGCAATTAAAAAATGTGTATAAGAAAAGCAATAACACATTTGAATATGAGTGTATTGTATTTAGTGGAGTAAGTACATTAGGTCAAGTGCTAAAAGGCAAACAATTAAATGAGTTTGATTTCTCTGCATATGACCATACAATGGATGCTAATTTTGTTAAGGATAGCATGAATCAGTCCCAATTAGGAGGGGATATTGTTTATTCTATATACGACTATGGTCAAGGAATTATCGGGGGGCAAACAGAAGGTTCTTGCCAGTTTCCAATTAACCCACTACAAAGCATAAACTCTGCTCCAACAAATCCATTACTTACCTTAAACCTAAAGCCTCAAATAAGAATAAAGGCAGTATTGAAACAGATACTTGAAGAGTCTGGATTTGCTTATACATCAGACTTTATAGACACAACAATGTCTAATTTATACATGGATGTAAATGCTGGAAATACATCTACAACTTTAGAGCCTAATTTTTATTTAGTAAATGCTCCAGCTGTTGGTACGCAAACATTTCTAAATATATTTACTCAAACTACAATAGAGTTTGACGATACTTCAAATCCAGACTTTGCTAATTTATCTAATTCATGGGCTCCAACAAGTGGAGAATATACTCCAACTGGTGCTTGGGAAACCTCATCATTAGATGTAAGCGTAACTATAACATGTCCATCAAGTGCTAATGGTTCTACATTTCAAATAGGATTGTATAATCTTACTGATGAAGTAATGACTTCCTCACAAAGTAATATCGCAACAATATTTAATGGAACGGCAACTGCAACAATTGATACTTTTGGTGCTTTAATAGAGTTTGGAAAGGTTTATACAATAGTGCTTGTTTCATTAAGTGTAACTAGCCTTGTTACTTATACTGTATCAGCTGGTAATTTTAATACTAATCCATTAAATTCAGAGGGTAGTACATCTACAATGCCAAATCCAAACGGAGGCGTTAGTACTATCATATGGCCTCCAGTAGCATACGATGTAGGATTAGAGTTTCTTGTGGGTTCTAATATGCCAAGTATTAAGGCAATAGACTTTATTACTTCATTATGTAAAAAGTTTAATCTAATAATAGTTCCAGACAAAAATACTCCAACACATTTATATATTGAGCCATACTCTAACTGGATAAATGAGGGGGAAAATATAGATTGGACAGAAAAATTAGACTTATCGAAAGATGTTCAGCTAATGCCAACGGCAGACTTACAAGCTAAGACATTAACTTTTACAGATGCAGAATCAGAAGATTTTATGAATGCATCTTTTCAATCACAAACTGATAGAATTTATGGTACACAATTAGTAGATAATTCAGACTCAGATTTTGGCTCTGATAAAGACGAGATTAAAACAATATTTACTCCAACAATAACAAGTTTTTTACCAGAGTCAAACGATGTTAAATATACAAGATGTTATAGTGTTGATGGAGAGGATTTAAAAAATAGTCCAGCAATTAGATTATCATTTTATTGTGGGCTTGTATCTACTGGTGCTCAACCAATTCATATTGTTGGAGATGGTCAGCAAACACTAACCTCTTATGCATTATTTCAAAACTATAAAGATGCAGTAATAACTCCAACAACAGAGTGCTTATCTTTTATGAATGAAGCATCTGGAAACTTAAATCATCCATTATTAGTTAATGGTGCTTATACAAAATATTGGAAACAATATATCTCAGAAACATATAATAGAGAAGCAAGAATATTAAAGGCTAACTTTTTATTAGATACAACAGATATATCAAACCTATCTTTTAATGATATTGTTTATGTGCAAAATGCATACTTTAGAATAAACAAAATACAAAACTACTCATTAGTAGGAACTAGCAATTGCCAAGTTGAATTAATAAAAGTAGATAAGATTAATATATTAGACCAATCTGGAAGTGAATGTGAATTATCTCCAGTAACTATTACATTTAATGGTATTGTAAATTTCGCATTAACTGGTACAACATCTCCACTTGTTACACCAACACAAAGTTGTTGTGAAGCATACGGTTACAATTGGAGTGGAAATAAATGTACTCAAGTAAATCTGAGTGGTGGAGGTACAACTGGAGAAGTAGCTGATACATTAGAGCCTCCAAATAAAATTATAGACCAAATACCAAATGGTGGAAATACTGATACTGGACACTACAATGAAACTAAAGGTAAATCTAATTTAGTAAATGGAAATCACTCAAACATTAATGGAGTGTTTAATTACATTAGTTCAACATCTCATGATAATACTCTAAAAGGTAATGCAAACTTCTTAACCGATTTTGTATCTAATAGTAATGTTGTAGGAAATTATAACCTTATTTCTCCTTACAGATTAGATTATGAGGGAACCAGAGTTCAAATATTTTCAAGACAACAATTTTCTGGTAATAGTATTGCTGGAGATTTTGCTATTCCATTAGCAAGTGGAGAAAGTCTTGTAAGTGGTGGAGCTGATAAGTTATACAATAAAAGAGGAAGAAGTGCTTCTGGAAACTTTGTAAAAATAGCTTGGACAAAACTAGAGGAAATAGTTACAATAGGACAACAAGGTGTATTTGATATAAGTAATACTTCATACTATACAGATGTAAGTAATAATGCCTTTAGAATGGACTATCCATCTATGCTTAGTTTTGAGATAACTATTGTAGGTCATAACAGAGGAACAATACAAAATAGGTCTCAAGCATTTACATTTAGAAAATATAATGGAACTATTCAAAACACTAATAATTCTGGAAATGTATTAAATAGAAATACTACAATAGAAATACAGAAAGAAAGTGCTGAGTTTACAGATTACACTTTTAAAATAATTCCAGTATCATCTTATTTTGATGGCACAAATTATTATGCAGATGGAATGTTTTATTTTGTGATAGACACAAATAAATGTACAAAGCTTGATAACGTGGATTGGACGATAGATGTTAAATACACATTAGTTGGACTGCAAAATTTAAGTCGTTCTAGTGGTTCTCAAACATTTAGCCCAACATCAATTAGTGGATGTGTGTTATGGTTAGATGCAAACAATTATAGTTCAATTGTATTTGATGGTACAAGCACAACAGATGTAGAATTTTGGAATGATTTATCTGGTAATGGTAACAATGTAAAGGCTTCACAAGTAAATCAATATCCAACTTATGAATACGACACAAATGGAGCTCCTTTACCTCATTTAAAAATGGATGGTGTAAAACAAGGCTTTAGCGTATTTACTACTCAAATGAAAAATGTACCAAATAGTGATAATACATTATTTGTAGTATATGAGTCTGATACACCTACAACGGCAGTTGATGGAAGTATAGTAGTTGGAGGAACAAGTAGTGGTTCACAATCTTTTGGTATTAATGTTAATGCTTCTGCTCCATCATTTGGTTCTGAAATTTGTATCAATCCAACTATGGACCCTTCAATACCAATTGGACAAGCTGGTAGTGGTTGGTATAGTCAATCTTCTGGAGGAGGAGCTACTACATTTACTGGTGGTGGTTTAAAACTAACACGAGGAACTGGAGGATATACATATTGTTGGTTAAGAAATGCAGCTAATAGTCAATCTACATTAATACCAACCAAAACATATCAGTTAAAATATGAAGTTATTTCAAATGTAGGTGTTACAAGTTTTAGAATTTATAGAGGTGGAACTTTTCAAACTATATCTAATGGAGTAGGTTCTTATACAATAACATTTACTCAAGGAACTCAGACATCATTTATGTTTACAAATCAAACCAGTAATTCAAATATTACTATTGACAATGTATCTATAAAAGAATTAATAGGAACAACCCCAAAAAGTTTAAGTTTTTTAAATAATTCAACAAAAGATTTTTCAAATAACTTAGATGTAATTCCATCAACTACTAGACAAGTTGTAGTAGGTAAAAGACAAGGTGCAAGTCGAACAGTTATAGACCAATTAGGAAATACTAATACACAAACTAATTCGGCTAATGTTGTTCCTCAAGCCTATGTACTTGGAGGTATAAGTTATATTGGTGGCTCATTCCTTGACCCATATAAGGGTAAAATTTATGAAGTTATACAATACAATGTTTTACTAACAGATTCCGAAATAGAAGAAGTAACTAACTATTTAACAACAAAATGGAACACATTAATTTAAGGCTTAATAGTAAGCCTAGAAAAATAGATGCAGAGATAGGTAAAATTGATATATCTATGATACAAGGGTTCTGGGTTGGTGCAATAAGCGTCATCCCAGCGAGTCTTAGACTACTTCCTAGTCATCTGTACACTAACCATAGATGTATTGATTGGTACGAGAGAGTGCAAATATATCATGACAAGAAAATGAACCAATTAAAGAATTTCTCATGGCTGAAAAAGTAATTATAGATGTCGATTTCCAAACTAATGCAAAAGAAACCACATCTGAGTTAGATGCTTTAAAAGCAGAATTAGATGAAATTAAAGGGCAACTTGAGGGTATAAAGGAGCAAGAAAAAAAGACTACATCTGCTCTGGGTAAATTGTCAAAAGGATTTAAAGGCTTAGGTTTAGCAACTAAAGCAATGGGAATTGGATTATTAGTGGAAGCATTTAATTTGCTGAAAGAAATAATAATGCAAAACCAACCAATAGTTGATGCTTTGGATAAAGCTACAACTGCTCTAGGAATTGTATTTAATCAAGTAGCTGATGTAGTTGTTGACTTAGGAACAAGCCTATTTGATGCCTTTAATAACCCTAAAGAAACAATAAGTGCTTTACTGGAGTTTATAAAGTCTCAATTTGTAAATAGATTACTTGGATATAGAGACCAAATTATAGCATTTGGAGATATTCTAGAGGGAGTATTTACATTTGACTTTGATAAGGTAAAAGAGGGAGCAGCTGACTTTGGAACGGCAGTTATACAAGTTGCAACTGGTTTAGATGCAATTCAACAAACCGAAGTAGCTGAGTTTTTTACAGAAACGGCAACTGCAATTGCAACGGCAACAACCAATGCTATTGAGATGGCTAATTCTTTAGTAGAACAAAGAAATGCAGTTAGATTACTGGAAGCAGAACAAGTTAAACTAAACTTCACTTATCTAAGAGAGCAAGAATTACAAAGACAAGTTAGGGATGATGTATCTAAAACCTTTGAAGAGAGAATTGCAGCAAATGTAAAACTTGGGCAAATTTTAGATGAGCAATTAGTAAAAGAAAAGGAAATTGTTGATGCTAAAATACAACTTGCAAAAGATGAATTATCAGTAAACAAGGATAGCATTGAATTACAAGAAGCATTAATACAAGCAGAAGCAGAAGGCTTAGATTTACAAGAAAGAATTACTGGTTTTAGGTCTGAGCAACTTACAAATGAGATTGGTTTAATGCAAGAGCAAAAAGATGCTAGAGACCAATTAAGAATAGCAACACTATCTGAAAGAGAGGCTGAATTAGAGTCATTAAGACAAGATTATGAGGCTAAATTAGAGTTAGCAAGATTAACTGGAGAGGCAACTGTTGAAATAACTAAAAGATATAATGAGGCATTAGCCTATGAGCAATCAGAATACGATTCAGAACAACTTAATGCAGCTAAAAAGATAAGCGATGCGTTACTTGCAGAGGAAAAAAAAGCAGCAGATGCCTCAAAAGAGGTTAGCGACAACTTAAAGGCTCAACAAAAAGAAGAATTGCAAGCTAAACAACAAGCTATTGCAGTCGCTGGTAGCTTATTTGAGGAGGGCTCAGCGATGGCAAAAGCATCTGGTATAGCTAATGCTACAATATCTACATATCAAGCAGTAGCTGGTGCATTAGCAGAACCTCCATTTACGGCTAAGAACTTCTTAACGGCTGGAATTGCTCTAACAACTGGTTTAAAATCAGTAAAATCTATATTAGCAGTTAAAACCAAAAAATCTGTTCCTACTCCAACGGCAGAATTAACATCAATACCAACAGATGCAGCTAGTTCAACAAGTTCATCACTTGATACATTAGCAGATTTGTCAAATGCTCCAACTATTACAGAATCATTTAACGACCAATTTGGTGGAGGACAAGCACCAATACAAGCATATGTTGTAGAGCAAAATGTTACTGATGCACAACAAATTAACACAATGATAGAACAAAACTCAACCCTATAAACTAAACAAAATGACTAAAATTGTAGAACTAATTATTTCAGAAGAAAGCCAAGAAAATGAAGATGGAGTATTTGCTATTTCATTAGTGGAATCTCCAGCAATAGAAGAGAATTGGATTGCCTTAAAAAAGCAAGAAAGAGAAGTAATGAAATGTGCTAAAATTGATGAGGATAAACGCTTATTAATTGCTCCAGCCTTAATACCTAATAAACAGATATTTAGGATGGATGAAAAAGGAGAAGATTTCTATGTTTATTTCTCAAAAGATACTATTAAACAAGCATCTGAATTATTCCTAAAAAATAGCTATCAAAAGAATGCTACATTAGAGCATAAGTTAGAGATAGAAGACATATTTGTAGTTGAATCTTGGATTAAAGAGGGAGCAGTAGATAAATCAGTTAACTATGGATTCCAAGATTTACCAAATGGAACTTGGTTTGTAACAATGAAAGTAGAAAACGATGAGATATGGCAAAAAGTCAAAGATGGCGAAATTAAAGGTTTTAGTATTGAAGGCTATTTCACAGATAAAATCAAAACTTTTAGTGCAAATCTTAATAAAGAGGATTTATTAATAGACAAAATCAAACAAATATTAACCAGCGAAAGCTAAAATTACCAAATCAATCTTTTAACTTATGAAAACTAAATCTAAAACTATGTCAAAACTTGACCAAATCAGAACTTTGTTAGGTGTCGCTAAGAAGCCAACAACTTTCGCTGAAACTACATTAGTCGATGGGACAGTTATAGGAACAGATGCCGATGCTTTTGAAGATGGTGTTCTTGTTTTTATTACTGGAGACGATGGAGAAAAAATGCCTTTACCATCTGGAGAATATGAACTTGCAGATGGCACAATGATAGATATTGTTGATGGCGAAATGCGTTCTAAAAAAGAACCAGAGGGAGCAGATGAAACAATGAAAGATGATAAAGAGGAAGAAATGTCTTCTGAAATTGACCTTTCAGCTTATGCTTTAAAATCCGATATTACAGAGTCATTTGAATTAATGATGTCTGAAATAGAAGAACTAAAAACAAAGTTATCTTTAATAGATGGCTTTAAAGAAGAATTATCGGCAGTTAAAAAATTATCAGCTGAAAAACCATTTAAACATACAATGTCTGCATCTCAAAAAGTAGCAGATAGAGATGCTTTAATGCAAATGTCCTCACACGACAGAGTAAGAGAAATTTTTAACGCTAGAAAAAACAAATAAGATGGCACAAAATAAACACAATTTCGTTGCACAACCAGTAGTTACTTCTTCATTTGCTGGAGAGTTAGCATTACCTTATGTTCATGCTGCAACATTATCGGCTCCAACAATAGCAAATAGAACTGTTACTGTTTTAGAGAATGTAAGATATAAAGCACAAATTCCAGTAATGTCTAATACTGGTTTAGTTACGACTGGTGGATGTGATTTTACTACAACGGCTGCAACTTCATTAGGTAACTCTACATTAGAGGTTACAGACTTAATGGTAAACCTACAATTATGTAAGCAGAACTTCCGTACTTGGTGGCAAGGAGATTCATATACAATTAACAATGGAGTGCCAGATGATTATGCTGATGCTTTATTATTGTATGTAGCAAACGAAGTACAAGGTACAATGGAATCTAATATCTGGAATGGTAATTCTGGTTTAGTTGGTGCTCCAACATTATTCGCTGGTTTATACAAGCAATATACAGTTGGTGGTGGAACAGTTACAACTTTAGCAGCTGGTTCTAAATTAACATCAGCCGTTGCAGCTGATATTATTAAAGGTCTTGGAACTTGTATCGCTGGAATACCAGCTAACTTAATTGGAGATTATGAAAATACTGCAATTTATGTTAATCCAGCAGTAATTGATAGATACAATGTAGCTATCGGTCAATATGGTGGAGGTTATAACAATAGTACGGCTGATGGTGGAATCACTAGATTTGGTGGTTACAAAATGATTGCAGCCTTTGGATTGTTTGATGGTGTTGCTGTTCTGGCTCGACCACAAGACCTTGCAGTAGGAGTTGGTTCTGCAGATTCAGTAGAACTTGCACAAGCAATTGACATGACTCCATTAGATGGTTCTGACAATTACAGAATTACAATGAGATTTGCAGTTGGAACTCAAGTAGCAGTCCCAGCGAATGTTAAGATATTCAAGTCATAAATTAAGATAAGGAGGAGGTATTGAATTACATCCTCTTAATTCTTTAACTTAAAAAAATAGATAGATGGCTATATGCGAAATATCGTCTGGTAGAGGTTACTTCTGTGCTGGACAAGTAGGAGGAATAAAAAAGGTGTATTTAGCTAATTGGTATTCGGATGATGCAATTGCTAGTATAAGTCAAAGTGCAACTGATGGAACAATATCAGCCGTTCTTCAAGGTGCTAATGCTGGAGGTGCTCTGAAATTTTATGAATTTGATTTAGATAGACAATTATCTTCTTTTAATCAAACCATCATAACTGGTGGTGGTGGTGCTTTAACTTACCAAACTGACTTAGATTTACATATGAGCCATGATTCGCAAGAGTCTTGGGCAAGGATGCAAAATGTATGTGAGGGAGTATTTCAAGTAGTTGTAGAAGATAATAATGGAGTTTATTATTTTGCTGGACTTTCAAATGGATTACAAGTAGCATCTGGTACATATGCTCATGGTGGCGATGTTGCATATACAGACTATGTAGGCTATGTTATTCAAATGACTGGTGCTGAACCTATTCCAGCGAGTAACATGTCAACAGTAAGCCCATTTGTAACATACGTAAGTACAATGGTTTTAGAATCAACACAATATAACGACCCTCAAGCGTAAAACTTTGTCTGTTTCTTGTTGAATGAAAGGTGGTGGTTAATTCCATCGCCTTTTTTTATACCTTTAAACTATGAAAATAAAAAAGAAGTATTTAGATAACACTATTTATGAAGGTGGAAGAAAAATCTACTTATCAAGTGTAATGGATAAAAAGCTATTTGATTATGTTGTTTTAAAATATCCTACATTTGTTGAAGAAGATATTCCTAAAAAAAAGAAAGCAGCTAATCCAAAAGTGTCATGATGTTAGAACTATCAAATAGTTTAGGTGTTCAAAATACAATATCTTTAGATGTGTGGAGTAGAATATATGCTAACACTATTTCTAGTTTTCAGAGGTATGACCAAAAAGGACAATTTACTCCTAATTTTAATAGCGATTGGAAAGGTACTTCTTATACTATTAAATTTACCTCTCAGTTAACTGGAGAAGTTTTACTTAAAAGAATAGCCTCTAGTAATAATAATTTTCCTAGAAGTATAGAATTTAAGCTATATATTAGCGATGAAAATATCTCTAATCATTTTAAATTAGATTTAGGTATTTATAATTATGAGTTATATTTTACAAGTGGAAATGTAACAGATTCTAATGCTTCTAAAGTAATTGGAATAGTTGCAAGTGGATTAGCTTTAGTGCATGACAAAAACTGGACAAATAAGAGTTTTGCTAATTCACCTAGTGGAATAGAACCAACAATAATCCCATCAAGCGTATCATACAATGGCTAGAACTAAGAAACAAAATAGTGGAGATTATCATTTCTCATCAGTTGGCTCAACCTATGACTTAACTGATGCAGTAGAAATAGATAAAAAAGGCTTTGATTATATCTGGTATGGAATAGATAATTTATATCCACAACATACCATTAATTTATATCAAAATTCTGCAACACACAACGCTTTAGTGAACTCAATTTCTGGTTGGATATATGGAGGTGGTATTGATGCAGATAATAAGATGTTGCATCCAGAACAATGGGCAAGATTTAATAGTCTAATTAACAAGAAAATTGGTAAAAACGATATTCAGTTAATGGCTATGGATTTAAAACTTCATGGTGGATTTTACATATCCCTTACTTACTCATTAGATAGAGAAAGTATTTCTTCAATGGATGTTATACCATTTGAAATGATGCGTTCTGGACACGCAAACGAAGATGGAGATGTAGAACACTATTATTACTCTAATAATTGGCAAGAAGGAAGAAGAGCTGATGTTAAGAGTATGAAAGCATTTGACCCAGAGTGCAAAAAAGAATATCCAACTCAAGTATTATGTGTTAAAATGAATACAGTTGGTTCTTATTATTATCCAAAGCCAGATTATATTGGTGCTTGGAATTACATAGAGTTAGATAAGAATGTTTCTCAATTTCATTTATCACAAATTCAAAGAGGTCTTGCTCCAAGTTATATTATAAATTTTGCAAATGGTATTCCAGCAAGAGAAAAAAGAGAACAGATTAAGAACCAAATTGAAATGGAATTATCTGGTTCACAAAATGCTGGTAAATTTCTTTGTACTTTTTCGGATGGTAGAGATACTACTCCAGAGATTACTCCAGTTCCTTTATCTGATGCAGACAAACAATACCAATTTTTAAGTGAAGAGATTACTAAAAAAGTAATGATTTCTCACAGAGTAGTTTCCCCTCGATTATTTGGAGTAATTGATTCTGGTAATGGGCTTGGCTCAAATGCAGAAGAACTTCAAACGGCAAGTGCTTTATTTGAGCAAACTGTCGTTGAGCCATTTAGAGATGTAATAATTGATGCCTTGAAGATTTTAATGTTGGAAGACCAAATGAATTTAAATTTATTCTTTGAGCCTTTTGATTTATTTAAAACTGAATTTGCAGATACAGAAGCAGAAACTATTAATGAAGAAGAAGCTATTGATGTAATTCCTAAGACTAAGATAATTGATGAAACAAAAGATGAAAGTATCAGTTATATGTCAGATGAAAAGGCTGAAATTCTATTACAAGAAATAGAACAATATGCTTTAGTTAACGATGATGATGTCTGGGACTTAGTTAGCGAGGAATGGGTTGATACAACTAAAGAGGGTTTTCATCAATTTAATACTATGCCGACTAAGTCTATGGCTGATGCAGATTCTAAGTCAAAAGAGGGCGATGTAGGACTATATAAAGTAAGATATGTTTATGAGCATACGGCTGGTAAAGATGCTAAAGGTAGCAGCCGATTATTTTGTAAAAAAATGATGCAATTTACTCGTTCTGGAGTAGAGTGGAGATTTGAAGATATTAATGCTATGTCTAAATCTGGAGTTAATGGTGCTTTATCAGAAAAAGGAAGGTCAACTTACAACATCTTCCTTTACAAAGGAGGAGCCAATTGTTATCATGGATGGATTCGTAGAATTT